TATTGGTTGCACCCGAGGTTGGATCGCCAATAGTTAAATCATTCATTAAAAGCCAGCCAGGTATAATAGAATAGGTATAATCTATTTTTATATTGCCCGTGCGAGGCGTATTAATTTGCGAATCGATTACATCATAATTTTGAAAATCAATGTCAGGAATTGCTGTACCTAAATAAATTCTAGGCAAAGTAAAATCAATAGAAGAAGTAGAATCATGTGGAAATTCAACTTGTAAAAATAATCCACTATTTCCACAATTACCGATGGTCTTTGTAACCACATCCGGAATAACTGTCGTAACAGTTTGTTTGCCCCACACAGGAGTTAACGAAAAGGATGTAATGGTAGGATTAATAGTTGCAGAAGGCCCATTATCACCATCACCAAAAAATTGTTTCCACTTTAATGTTAATGTATTAGAACTTGATGATTTTGCCCAAATGGCAATAGTAACTGACTTATTTGATAGATTAGCCACATTGCTTAATATAGGAAATTGAACACATTTAACGCTTTCTAAAGATCCAGCTACTGAACATTCATAATGAAAGTAATCAGGGGGTTGAGCATCATTACCAAAATTATTAACCCCCAAAGGGGTAAATAATGGAAATGAAACTTTATCTGTGGCTGTTAAATTGTTTTTTAAGAAAACAATATCAGCACCTGTATAAGCCGCACCTGTATCAGGTCGATTAATAGAATCATTAGAAAGTCCAGCATGAGCGCCAGGTGCCACCATCATAAATTGAGTAGTTGATATTAATGACGTACCAATCGCATTACGCCACATCATGCTATTTATAACTTGATTTTGCAGATTATTAGCGGTTGTTCCACCACCTCCCCCACCTGTGCCCTGGCGTGGATCAAAATTATTAATATCCCATTGCAGGACGCCGTCAAAATCATAAACAGCTAGATAATAAAGATTATTTGAAGCGGCTGTATCAAATAAAAAATAAAACGGACCTTGTGAACCATTTTCGTCAAATAATATACCAGTGAATGGAGTATTAGGAATTGCAACGCGAGGCCATGGTAAAGAATCATTAGCCTTCATAAATACATCTCTATCTGACACAGGATTTAAGCTACTAGCAGCATACAAATATCCGCTTCCCAAGGGCTTGCCGACTAAATCGGCTATGTACCATTTTGGTACCGGCATCAATGTAAATGTTTGTGTCATTTAAACTCGTCCTTGAGAAAATCTTAATCTTATGGAGCTTGATTACTTATATATTCTCGACCTAGACCATAGTATAACGGATTAACATAATTTTCGAAAACATTCTTAACAAATGGGTTTTGAGCATGTCCAGGAATATTAAACATCCATTTTCTAAGATTTTCAGGTAATAATTCTGTAACAGCCTTTCCTCTAGCTAATCTATAATCTAAATCTTTTCCTAATGTATTTAGATAATGTCCTTCAGGAATACCTGATCTTTGACCTTTTATTGATTTAGATCCTTTTTTAATTGCATTAGATAATTCTTGTGCTTGCAATGGAGGACCTATCCCTAAAGTGGCGGCTTTAAGATCATTATTCACTTCATAAGGCTTAACTATATCTCTTGTTATATCAGTTCCACGCTTATATTCATTCAAAGCATTTTGATCACGACTTAATAATGAATATATTTTATTTTGAACTTGTCTATGAGCTTTATTTAAACTTTGAAATTGATTTATTGCAGAACGCTCTCCACGTAAAGTATTTACATCATTTCCCATGATCCATTGTAAATCATGTAAATTATTAAAATTAGGATTTTTTATATATCTATCATAAGCCACTTCAACATCAGGCGTAAAATGTTGAATAGTTTTATCACTAAATCCTAAAAATTTCTCCGGAGTTAAGGAAGTATGAAAATCACCATATTTATTCGTTACATTTCCATAAGCTTCTTTTTGAGAATTAACTGCATTCTGATAATTATTTCTTATTTCGCCTAATTTATTTTCTGTATATTGAATTGGATTTTTAATTTCAGCAAAAACCCCAGGCAAGTGCATCGCACTTCCTATGCCTTGCAATAAAGTATTAAATTCCAAATTTTTCTTTCCAACTTGTCCAAGATCTTTCAAGTTATTTATTTCTGGCGCATCTAATGCCGTTGTTGCTAGTGTTCCAGCACCAATATTGCCAAGCGCATTCATTATGGGACCAAAAGCTCTAAATTGCGGCATCATTGTTAATAATTCTGTTTTTAATGCTTCTCTTGCTGCGGGATTTTTCCAAGTTTCATAACCAGCTTGCTGTAAAGATGATGTAGGTGTTGACATTAAAGGTTGAAACATATTTTGGGGCATAGAAATATTTTCTTGATTAGCAGGAAGTGCTAAATCTGAATAATCATTTTTAGATGGTAAAGCTAAATCTGAATAATCTGTCATATTATTCAATCTCTTTTAATTTACGATTTTTAGCTTCATTTATCTTAGATTTATGTACAGGAACTTTATCACCTTCAGGAGTCATCATCCAAACTGTTCCAGGAGGAGGAACCTGTCCCTCTAATTGTGATTCATTTCTAGCATTTTGAGAAATATTTTTTCTCTCCAAATAAGGTTCCCATTGATCAAAATTTTTATTAATTAACTTATGTGTTTTATGATTAATGAAAGGTTTTTCATTTATATATTTATTCCATTGAACATTAGCCTCTTGGGGTGTAAATCCGGCTTTATCAGCAGCTAAATTAAATGCTTGATGCTCTTGTTGTCTATGAGTTGTACCATTAATAAAAGCAATAGCATCATCTTTAGCTCCTGGATTCATAAATCTACCAAATTTCATAGATCCATAAGTTGATCTATCCGCAATAGTTATATGCCCTTGCTGTTGCGCACGAGCAATAGCATCAGACATTTGTTTTGTAGCAAGATCAGCGCCTTGTGCTGCATCACTAATAGCTGGTCCTTTTCCAGCTAAAGCACCTCTTTCAATAGGCTCCAATTGATCATAATAAGAATTAAATTTATCAGCTAATAAATTTGTATCATAAGCTCCTTGTGCCATCTTATTATCATTTTGATGAATTTCAGTCCATTGTTGACGCTGTTCTTTTGCTTCAGTAGTTGCTCCTGTTTCTAAAGCTTTTTCTTGTGCTTGTGTTACAGCTTGTGGATTATATCCACCCATATTTCCACCAGGCACAACATTTTGGGCTGTTCTATCTATTTGTGATGCAGGAGGTTGATAGTTTGCATTTCCATTATTAGCAATATTTTCTATTTCTTGAGGACTTGCGACAATGTTATTTCCCTGGCTGTCATAGCGCATACCAGAATTAGCATTGCTTAATGCTGGATTCATTGAAGGTTGGGTAGGAATTAATGCATTTTGTGGCTGAGAAGATTGTTGTGGAGAATTAAAAATTGACATCAATTTATTTAAAAGTTGACCACCAATTCCGCCTAAACCTCCTTGTGGTGCAGGTAAGTTAGCTAAAGCATTTCCGCTACCAGAAACTTGAGAAGAAAAAGCCTTAGCAAGGGCATTATATTGATCTTTAGTGAACATTCCTCTCGTTGCTGGATTAGTTAATATACTTGCAATTGCTTGTGGTCCTACAAAATTTGAATAAGCAATTTTAGACGCCGCATTCGCATAATTTGTATAAGGAGCATACTGAGCCGCTGATCGATTAACATCTAAATTGCTAAGAGCATTTAATCCTGTAACCAAAGGCCCACCAGGCCCTACGTCTGCTACAGTTCTTGGTAATGGAATGCCACTAAATGCCATAACTTACTCCTTACAATCCAAAGAAATGTAAGCCACCGCTTAACATATTCCAGAAATCTTGATTTTGTCCGGCACGCTGACCATAAGCACCTGCGCCCATGTTATTTCCCATCATCTGCGCCAATGATGACATCATATCCGCGGCATGTTGGCCGCCTTGCATTAAAGTCCCTTGACCGGCGCCATATTGATTATTAATACCTAATACATTTTGCAACCAATCATTCATGCCTTGCTGACCAATATTAGCGGATGTTTGCTGCATTTGTTGAGAAAATGGAGTAGACCCTATTAATCCACCAGCAGATGCTGCATTAGTTCCAGCCCGCATCGCCTGGTCTTGCAAGAATTTATTAGCTGGTGATTGTTGATATTGACCCATCAAATTATTTATAAATGATGAAGGATCTTTCATTTTGCCAAGCCAATCCTGGAAGTTTCCCATACCAGAAATGCCAGCTTGGTAAAATGGATTTTGCATTCCTTGAGATTGCTTGTAATATCTTTGAAATTGTTTCATGGCATCTGCATAAGGAGAGCCTGAATCTCCAAACAATCCGCCAAAAAATGACGCCAAACCCGATGGATTACTTCCGCTCATCATGACTACACATCCTTATGTAGTGGTTATTGTATGCCAAGCCCCAACATCTGCTTTCACTTGCCAAACTTGCAATTCCGCTGTCCTTGGTGGGCCTGGCGTCGCATCTGTATTATATATCAATTGCCCTTCCTGTGGCGACTGTATAGCATTTCTTTGCGCTGTTGTTAATTGCGGTAAAAATATTCCATGCGACGTTAAATAAGAAATTAATGTCTGCACAAATGCCGCCATCCAATCGCGCTGCGCATCAGCCCAATATGATTTCCCATTAACTATCTTAGTTAATTGATCATAAACCGGTGGTAAATCTATATCGACTGCCATAATTTATTCCGGTAAAACTTCCATTCCCCAACACGCACCTAATACAATAAAAGGTGCATCTTCAAAAAATTCGAATTTAGCAACAAATGCCTGACCACGTTTTGTAGTTCCTAGTTTTCTCCACAATGTCCTAAATGTTCTTTGTCCCACATTTCCCATTATAGCAGGAACTTTGTATCCATAACTTTGTCCGCCATCTTTAGAAATGGACATAAATACAACCATAGTGTTAGGAAAAAATAAAACTTCTGCTTGTTCTAATAAAATATCAACATCACTTTCTGTTGTGATAATACTTTCATCTTCTGCCAATAAATCTAAATCTAAAGACATATTGTCAGATAAATCAACTTGTCCTTGTAATAAATCAACTTGTAATCGATCTATTCTAATTCTTTGATAACCAGGAGGAACAAATGCTTTTGTAATCCGCATTCTTCGAATTATTTCGCCATCATTTGTGTAGGTATTAGGATCAATTTGATAAAGTGTAGGCGCTTTATAACTACCCACAAAATTATTACCATTAAAAAATGAATGTGTTTGCGCAATATGTCTATCACCATTTAAAACTTCTTCTTCGTGCCAAAGCAATAATGCATCTTCAACAATTGGATTGGGTTTACTTAAAGATACATCATAAATCCAACTATGATTGGCAGCGGTAAAGTTCATTCGATAAAAAATCAATCCATTTTCTTTTATCAAGAATGATCTGCAATCAGATATTTGTTGACTCGCAGCATATTGCGCTAAAATAAAATCTAAAGCCCTATTACTAACTGGGACAGATTCGGTACCAATAACTTCCATCACAGAACCTAATCCATCACGATCTTGTGATAAGAAAAACATCTTATCAAATCCTACCGCAATACTTCCAATCGCTGCGCATCCATATTCCATCAGTAATGCATTATTGCGCCTAAACGGTAGATTTACCCCAATCCCTGCATTTTCCCAAACTTCTGTAAAAAATTGACTGAATAAAAATAAACGGCGATGCAATGTGCGACAAGCAACAATGGTTCCAGGATGAGTAGTAATAGAACCTAATTGCAATTGACCATTATTAGTAACTTTTCCTCCACCACCTGCCGCTGAAGAAATAGAAGCGCCACCGTTCGTTGCAGATAACCTAAAATCTGTTGAATTTATTACAGCTACAACAAAGTAATTACCATTTGGAATTTCAGCAACAGTTGACGCCGAAACTGTAATAGGTGTTCCTACTTGATAATTTAAAGTTGATCCTGCCGTTAAATGTATAACTGATGTTCCAGCAGCTATTGTAAAAGTATTAAGGGTTCCAGTATTATCAGGCCCCCATACCAACCCTTGATTAAATGAAGATAATTCAAAGTTATTTGTTCCACCATTTGCTACAACAAAAAATCCATCCAAATAACAAACGTCAATTGGATTTACAGGAAAAGCAGGGTCTGTTATTTGTTTAAATGTATTTGTTGTTGTATCCCATATCCATCCATTTTGACCATCAACAAATATAACTTGAAATGTATTAGCATCAATTCCTACATAATCAGCGGCAGTATTAATTGTACCAATCAAAGTGATTACATCTGAAATAGTTCTAGAATAAACGTGATTTCCAATCACATCATACTCAACACCTTTAAATACAAATTGGGCTCTGAAAGCATCGGTTACAGAGGATGAAGGAAATGTAAAGTTTTTATTAATTAATCCTGAAGTATTGATAAGTGTTTTTGGCTTTTTACCTAATAGATCTAAATACTCGAAGACATTCACCGAGCGTTCGGCATCTATTTCCGTTACTCGCTGATTGTTAAAACTTCCAACAATGTCATAGTCAGTTGTCTGCGTCATTAATAAGCCAAAATATTAGGCCAGTAAAAAGGCTCTGGCGCGGTCATGGTTACGCTTGGGCGTATAGTTAAATCAGTTTCAACAGAATTTTTAAGACTGGAATAATAATCATCTAATATTTGTTGCATTTGAGGAGTCCAATTCGATGATGGATAATAACCATTGAATCTTTGACCTAATGCATATTTCATCATCCCATAATAAAAAGGTGCAAGCTCTGTTAAATCATCTTGCGCTGTTAATTCATTTATCATTACCTTCATTTGCAATTTAAAAGGGTAAGGCTGGTCAGGCACAGGATAAACCGTTACAAAACTTTCTGTTGCTTGTTTATTTAAAAATATAAATCCAGGACGTGATAGTAAATTAGTCTGTCTTACAACACCCCAATAGGTTGCTTTATTGATAATTCTTAAAGGATAAACTAACGAAGTATCAGCCGCATTTAAATTTCCTTGAAAGAATGTAATCACATTAACAGGAACGCCATCTGTTAAAATAGCAATTGGAATTCCTGTCAAAGCATCTTGTTCTGTAGCCGCTAACATCAAATGAGTTGCATCAACAAAGATGGTGTAATAAGTAACGCCTGCAACAAATGGTGAAGGAATAGTCCCAAATGTGGAAAGCACAACTGGCGTTCCTGTGGGATAAGCCGCAGCATTAGAAACAGCCAAATAATTTGTCGTATTATCCGCTGTGAAATTTTGAGAAATAGGATTTGAATTCTGATTGATTCCAGTTCCAGGTACAGTATAATTTGCAAATGTTAAATCAACTACACGATCCGCTGTAATATCAGTTCCTAACAGCATATCAGATATTGAATATGTATCTTTTCCAACAATAAAAGTATGATCAATCGTAGTTAAAAATGGAATATAAATACTATCTGCAGACCATGCATCTAATAATTCATTAATTAATTCTAGACCTGTTTGAAGCATGAAGCCGTCAGGGGTTTCGCCCACGCCTAATTCACCGATCAAAAGAAGTGAATTAATAATTAATTGATTAGTCGTACGCGTGACTTGCGGCATAGTCGACACTCCATGTCGAATAAACGAGAAAAAATCGACACGTTTTTAAGACGTGTCGATTAGATCGACAGATTAAGAGTCGTCGCCAGATCGTCCTTTAACAGGGAACGCAACTTTATCTAAGCCACCAGTAAGTTCAGATGCAAATTCTTGAGCATGCATACCGTTGTTACACATATAGGCATTAAATTCCATTGCCTTTCCTTCTAATTTAGGAGGACGGCCACCATGTCTTGCTTGTTCTGATTGAACTTTTTTAACAAAAGCATTCTTGGCTGAATGTTCAGACTCGAATCTCTTTTGTCTCGTGTTCTGCATTGCGGCGTCTTTTCCTGGTGCGTTGTCGTATCGGCTTTTCATGTTCGTTTACCTCAATAAGTTTTTCACAGTTAGGATGTTTAAACCATTCACCTGTTGCCAAAAACTTTTCTCTTTCCTCAAATGTCACAACCTTCATAGGTTGTGTTTTGTGATAGATACAAGCGATTGGCATAGGTTCCTACCCTTATGACAATAATTTAACAGCATATTGTGGATGCCATTTAAATCCACACAATACGTCGATACGCATTAAGTTCTGGTATCCTAAAATGTCACCTGTTTGCGTTACAGCTAAGGACAAGCCAGTTTCAGGATCAATTGCAACCGACGAATAAGGAACCTGTAATTTATAAAGAGGAGGACAAACAATATCCAAACCACGAGCGGGATATGCAACGTTTACGTTGTAGCTCGATTCCATTGTAACAACTGCATCATCAGGGATTGCATTGCTTACATTTTGCAATGGAGAAGATGTGCTGCTGATAATGGTAGGAGCAACCTGTACAGTGATATTTCCTGCGCCATCAGAACTTGCGTTGGCAAGAACTACAAACTGCATGTCTTGACCAGTTGACTGACGGGAAAGAGGGTTAACGCTCGAAACGCCGGCAATAGAGATAACATCACCTGGTACAAAATAATTTGTAACAGTAAAGCTTGCGCCATCCATTACAATGGTATTTCCAGAAGAAACAGCACCATTTACTAATAATGCATCGCCTGGATGTAAACGCGGACCCGCGCCTGCTATGTGATGAACAATATTTTGCGATTGGAAAATATCAAAATAAGATAAATGGCCAATAGCAGATTGACGAACGATATCTTCGTTAAATACTGGAGTGAAGTTATTTAACAATGCAGACTTTAAGGACGAACCATCACGAACTGTCATTGCAAGATAAGCATCAGACGAAATGTTAACGCCCATTTCTAGCAATTTAGCTCCGGCCAAATCAACACTTTGGAAAGAATTGATTGGGGTTCCAGGAGTTCCAGTAAATAAATAAAGATCTAATTCAGCAGCAGCACAAATATCATGTTCCATTTGGGAAATGATGTTTTGAATAGCTGGCTGAATGAAAATGCGGGAGAAATCTTCAATACGCAATGATAAATCTTGGATTGTGTATGCAATCAATGCGTGGTATTGATGCGCTACGACAATATTCTCTACTGTTTCAATGATATCTTGTGGTACTGCGGTAGAACCATCGCCAACAATAAAGTTGTTTTGACGTCTAACTTGTAAAGTGTCGCCAAGCTTATAACCTGAATTTTGGAAATCATCTTGATAAATCCTAGATCCAGTCATGACAAAGGGCGCATTATTTGCAAACATCGCTAAAGCAGTGTTCGAAACTAATTGCGTATTAATAAATTGATTTGGCATCGCCTATTACTCCATCCTTGGTTTGTAATCGGCTAGCAGGTAAGTATTATCCTAATACCATCTTTTCCCACCAGCCCGCATCTTCGCTCTAAGCTCGCTCACAGGAGTTTTCTCTGTAATCGCAGCATTGTTGCTCACTGGATTATTCTTGATGTTTCCAAGAGTTCGAGGTGCATTAGCTACAACACCTTTGTTCGAACCGATTTCCAATGAACGACTTAATTTATTTAATTCTCGTGCTTGCTCTAAGGGGTGGAGTCTTCCGATACGTTCTAGTTCTGCGCGGTTTTCTGGCTTTGCAAGGTGATAAAGCACTTCTCCTGCGGCTCCTGATCCTTCTTGTGGAAGGAACAAGCTTGCGTCTCTCATGTGTTCAGTAATCGGGACATCCCGTCCTCTTACTAAATCATCAAAG